GCCATCGATGCCATCAACACGCTCTACGAGCGAGGACACCACGTGGTGATCGTCACGAGCCGAGCGGCCAAGATGATGACGGTGACTCGGGACTGGCTCAGCGAGTGGGGCGTCAACCACCACGAACTGTACGTGGGCCCGACGGTGAAACTCGACTACGCCAAGACCAACAGGAACCTCGTCGCCATCGACGATGACCCCTCGGTTGCGCTCAGCCTTGCGCCCCTCGGAGTGGATGTCTGGATCCCAGATCGGACTTACACTCCATCGTGGTGCAGAAGTAGTAGTATGTCGGGCGTGCAGGTCTTCTCTGATTGGTCGGCGTTGGTCGACAGGCTTGCGTAGCACGGAGGGTTTCTGGCTCACATCGACGACAGCACCGTAGAGGCTTGGGATCAGGACGTTCACTTCGGCGTCCCCATCACCAAGGCCGAAGAGCAGGCCGACGGATCCATCATCGTCTCCGGGCTCTGCACCAGCGACACTGTCGACCTCGATGAGCAGATCATCGACCTCGATTTCAGCCGCAAGGGCCTGAGCACGTGGGGAGCCACGTGGGGCAACGTGCGCCAGATGCACTCGACCAACCTGCCGCCTGCTGGTAAGGCGATCAGTGTTGACACCACTCGACCCGAGGGCGTCTACCTGACGGCCCGCATCGTCGAGCCCACCGCTGTCAAGTTGGTGAAGGAGGGCGTCTACGCCGCCTTCTCCGTTGGCATCTCCAAGCCCCGCATCATCAGAGACAAGGTGGCCAAGAACGGCCGTGTGGTCGATGGCGTCTTCTCGGAGGTCTCAGTCGTTGACTTCCCGGCGCTCCCGACGGCCAAGTTCGAGGTTGTCAAGCGGGCCAAGGACGAGATCGAAGTATTGGAGAAGTCGCTCACGCCAGTGGGGACTCTGTACAAGAAGAGGAGTGAGCCGATGGCTGACGCCGAGGTCAAGGACGACGCCGAGGTCAAGAAGGCTGGCGTTGAGTGTGAGGTCTGCAAGGGCAGCGGCAAGGATGCCGACGGTGCGGACTGTGAGAAGTGCATGGGCAAGGGTGTCCAGAGCGAGGTCGAGAAGGCCAAGGTCCCGGCCATCGACGAGGAGATCAGCGAGGAGTTGGCCGAGGCCGACGATGCGATCCACGACGCCCAGCGTGCACAGGCCGCTGACGAGGCTGGCCACGAGTCCGACACCCCCGAGGAGCAGGTCAAGGTCCCCGAGGATGAGGACGACGAGAAGGAGGCCAAGAAGAGCCTCGATGTCGACCTGTCGTACGCCGTTCGTCGCCTCCACGACGCCACCTGCCCGGCCTACGCCCGCTCGACGGTGGAGTCGGTGCACCCGGCTGTCGCCAAGAACGGCCTCAAGGCTGTCCTCGACCCGGAGATCGTGCGCAGCGCCCTGACGGCCGCTACCACCTCGGAGACCTTCGACCCGGAGATCGTGCGCAACCTGACCGACGCTCTGGAGTCCGCCGTGTCGATCGCCGACGCTCCGTACACAGAGGTCGAGATGGCCCGTGAGACCCTTGCCAAGGGCTTCGCCGACGCCTACCCGACCGCTCACGTGACCCCCGGGTCCGTGTCCCCCGGCCAGTTCCAGCGGACGTTCCTTGCGACCGGTCGTGAGCGCAACATGCCGACCGGTGGCGATTCCGGGGCCCGGATCCCCTACGTTGGCGAGAACACCGCCAACGCTGAGGAGTTCGACCGCAGCGCCCTGACCGAGGGTCACGAGCGCCCGGCCCCGGCTTCGTCCGAGATCCCGACGGCTGAGGGCTCGCCCAGCGCTGTCGAGCAGTTGCAGGCGATGTCCCGTGACAACGCCATGGTCGCCATGACCATCCTGCACGATCGTGTCGCCGCCGTTCACCCGGCTCTGTGCGCTCTCGACGGGAGTGACACCGGTATTCGCAGTGCGGGCTTCTCGCACTCTGGAATGGAGGCCATGGACATGGCAGGATCGCTCAGGGACCTCAAGGCGACGGCCGCAGTGCCGACCCTTGAGAAGTTCGAGTCGACGACCGAGAGCGACGCCATCGTCGCTGAGGTCGACGGCGGGCAGGAAGTTCTCATCGACACCGAAGTCCTCACCTCTCTGGTGAAGACGATCATGGCTGAGCAACTCGCAGCCAAGTTCGATGAGATGCAGGCAGCGCTTGACGCAGTGCAGGCCGATGTGCAGAAGATGGCCAGCGAGCCAGACCCGACGCAGGCCCCGGTGAGGGGTACCGTCGCTGTCGAGCGAGCAGTGGTCACCAAGTCTGTCTCGGAGGCTGACGTGCTGCGTGACGAGGCGGAGAGGAACTTCACGGCTCAGGTTGAGTACCTGCAGACGCTGACCAAGTCGGGGAACCCCGAGTTGCGGATGCGTGCGCAGGGGCAACTTGAGCGGTTGCTCGACCGTGCCGTCATGGCCGCTGACTGACCTAAAGACGCAACCCAACCCAACCCACCCCAAGAACAGGAGTTCTCATGGCACACACTGATGCCTCGGACGCTGGTCGTTACTCAGGTGCGTCGGACATGATCGCTGGACGGATGCCTGCCCTCGTCAAGGGCGCAGGCTTCGCCAAGATCGGGGGGAACGCTCCCCTCACCGACGACGCTGAGATCTTCAAGCGCTCCATGGATGCCGAGCAGAGTCTGCGTGGGGCCGTTTCCACGGCCATCAACAACCCCGACTCGGTCCGCAAGTCCGTCAACCCGGCGTTCTCGTCGCAGTTCGGTCTCTTCCTGACCGACAACTCGCCCGCCACCGGGCTCGGGAACATCGTCTCGGAGATCAACTCGGTTCTGTCCGCAGAACTGGGCAAGAACATCACCATCGGTAACACCACCAACAACAACGGCACTGGTGGATCGCCGCTCGCTTCGGGTCTCGTTCCGTTCGACCTCGTCGCCCCGAGCCGCCTGATCTACCCGGTCTACTCGCCGCTGCGCAACAAGGTGCCTCGTGTCCCCGGACAGGGTACTGCGCACCGTGCGAAGTTGATCACCGGTATCACCGGCTCGCTGACTGGTGGCTCGGCTGGAAACGCCAAGCGTGTCTCCATCCCCGAACTGACCTCCGGTCAGAGCATCGGTGGCAACTGGCCGATGAACATCCCGGGCTCGGGCTCGCAGGCTGCCGTCGACATGACGATTCCCTATGGCTTCTTCGGCCTTAGCGAGTCGCTCTCGTGGCTTGCGCAGTTCGCCGGTCAGGGGTTCGAGGACATCTCTGCCCTCGCCAACCTCGTCCTGCTGCAGGAGTTCATGCTCGCTGAGGAGTACGCAATGCTCTCCGGCACTAAGCAGGCTCTGGCCATTCCGTCCGCTGCGACGGTGGCCCCTCGTACGGCTGGCTCGGCTGAGACCGCCATCAGCGGTGCGACCACCAACGTGTACGTCAAGGTGACGGCGCTCAACTACTTCGGTGAGACCGCTGCGTCGGTGGCTTCGGCTGCTGCTGCGGTGGACAACTCCACCAAGGTCGTTGACGTGACGATCAGCCCGGTCCGTGGTGCGTTCTCGTACAACATCTACGTGAGCACCGGTACCGCCAACACGGGTTCGTACTACCTCATGGCGTCGAACATCGGTGCTGCGAAGTTCACCCTGCAGGGTGCTCTTCCGACCGGTGGTACCACTGCCCCGACTGCGGACAGTGGCACCTCGGCGACCACCGACTACGAGGGCTGGCTCTCGGTCGTCGACGGTCACGCCTCGGTGGACGCCTCGGTGTACCCCTCGGGCTTCTCCGGCTCGTACGTCAACAAGAGCGCCATGCAGACGCTGAACCACAGCCTGCTGTTTCAGGCGTTCGAGGCGATGTGGGACGGCTCCAACGGTGGAACCTCCAACTCGGCCCAGACCTCGTCGATCGGCTTCCGTGCCGACCCGGCCGAGATCGTGGCTGAGGGTTCTGACATCGCCCGCCTTGCGGACGAGGTCATCGCCTCCGGGTCCAACACCAACTACCGTCTCTTCCTCACGCAGGACGAGGTCGGTGGCTTCCGCTCCGGTGCGGCTGTCTCCGAGATCCAGAACCCGATCACTCGGTCGCTGGTCCGTCTCGTGGTGCACCCGTACCTTGAGCAGGGGACGGCGTTCCTGAACTCGTACACCCTCCCCATGTCGTGGAGCAACGTCTCCAACGTCTGGGAGAACGTGATGGTGCAGGACTACCTCAGCGTTTCGTGGCCCGTCATCGATGCGTCCTTCCGGTACAGCATCTACATGTACGGCGCACTCGTGTGCTACGCCCCCCAGTACAACGGCGTCATTCAGGGTCTCCAGCAGACCGTGGGTTCGTCGAGCACGTGGTCGTAGGCTGACGCCAACACCAACTCACTTGACGGTTGGGCGGGGTGGGGCGCAAGCCCTGCCCCGCTCAGCCGGATGGTGAACCCGAAGAAGGAACCTGCAGATGGCAAACAACTCCTCTCCCAACTACATTCGCATCACTGGCGCTGGCACCTATGCGGTCCACAACGGAAGCGGTGCGCTTCTCAAGTACATCACCGTGAGTGCTTCGGGAAGTGTGAACGCCAAGGTTGTCGTCTACGACAACACGGCTGGCTCGGGGACGGTCATCTGTTCGATCGATGCGTCGACGCAGACCGGCACGTACTTCTACGACGCCGTTGTCCGCAAGGGCATCACCGTCGTGGTCACCGGGGCTTCGACCGACATCAACATCGTCTGGACAGCGTCAACGTAACCAGACAAGGAAGGACGAGGACATGACGACACTCTCAGTGCCATCCAACGTCGTCGGGGTTGAACTCCCGGGCGGCAAGAAGTACGACGCCGACAAGAACGGCAAGGTGGTCATCGATGACCCCAAGGCCGAGAAGTGGGCGCTCAAGTCGAGCGCCGCTGGGATGGGTCTTGTCTCCCGTCCCACCTTCTCGTTCGACAAGCCCGGATCTGCGTCTAACATCTGCGTGAACTGCTCATTCCGAGGGTTCACGTGGCAGACGACCTGTCCCAAGTGCAATGACAAGATGACGGCCCCTGAGGAGGAGCAATGACGATTTACGGACGAAGTGACATCGACTCGATCAGCATCGGTGACGCCGACCACACGCACGAGCGCAAGAAGGGTGACGGCAACATCACCATCACCTGCGCCTTCTGCGAGCCCCGGCTCATCAATGACCCGATGTGGTCGAGCAACCCCCGAGAGATCCCTCTCACCCCTGACGAGGTCCACGACATCGAGGATGCGCAGAACAACATCTCTCGCTTCGAGGCCATGAGGATCGCTGAGGACGCCCGTGCCGCCGCTGACATGCTGCGTGGCGACACGCCGAAGGCACGTGGGTCAGCCCGCTAGGAAGTGCGTTCGCTGCGCTCGGCCCGGCAGGTACGTCGTGCAGGTGTGCGACGGCTGTCGAGGCCAGTGCTGCGAGAAACACATCCGATGGCGGGACGACACGTGGCTCTGCACCAAGTGTGTCAAGGCTCTGCCGATACGCAGTGCTGTAGAATGAGTCGGTGACTACTCCCTACATCACCCCGGACATCTTGATCAACGCTCCGACGGGTATCTCGTGGGAGACGATCCCCAACTACGAGTCGACCTTGACCGAGCAGTTGGCCGAGCAGACCCGGATCTGTTGGCGGGCTACGCACTGGATCGACGAGTACTGCAACCAGCCGCTCCGATCGACTCTTGACACTGAGGAGATCCTCGGTCCGAACTTCCGGGTGACGATTCAGCCGAATGGCCTTGTCAGGTTCCTTCCCTCCCGCTGGCCGATCACTGACGTCTCGGGCGGGCAGTACAGCGCATCGAACGCTGTCCCGCCGCAGTGGACGACGATCCCGGCTGACGCCATGTACATCGAGAACACCAGCACAGTCAACGGCAGTATCTCGACGGTGGCCGCTGCAGGTCCATCGACGATTCTGATCGCCCCGGGCTACGTCACGTGGGGTAACGGGCGGCGTGGCTACCGGCTCCAGATCACG